TTAACTTTTGTGGTTGAAGCGGCCCAGTTTCTTCAACACACCTTCTAAAAAATCAATTTCTAATGCCTGCTCACCGATTTTTGCATGTAGTTTTTTTAGATCGATGGGTGGTTCTGTTGGAGCTTTTGATTGATCGAAAGCTTGCGAGGAAGCTGAAATCAGTTGATTTTTCCAGTCGATAATTTGGTTTTGATGAACATCAAATTCAGCACTCAATTCAGCAAGTGTTTTTTCTGCTTTAATCGCAGCAAGTGCTACCTTAGCTTTAAAATCATTTGAATGATTTCTTCTTGGTCTACGTGCCATAAAATACTCCATATATTGATGTTTATAACATCATTTGGGGAGCAAAATATCACTTATAAGTGTTGTTCAAATTTCCTGATCCACCTCTAACAAATAGATTTATAAATCTTTATAAACGCGATTTACGGCCTTTATTTTGTATTTTGTTGCAATGATCCGTAAAACAGGAAAAAGCGCTTAAATCGCAAATGAGGAGAGATTTAGTAAAGTAATACTTTGCCTCGACGCAAGACGTAGCGATAGCGAAGTAGCAAGAAATTGGGCGGAAGCATTTCCGCCTGATTTTAAGCCCATCAAAATTTCACAATGGTGCAGAATCCACAACCTGTATTTGCATCATGGCTAAAAAAGACCGCACTTCCAAAAAGCAAGATCGAACCGCATTAGAGTCCCAGCAAACTGCCGAAATTTCTTGGTTATCTAATCAGTGGCAAGAACATCCAGTTGTTGGAATGACACCGCAACGCTTACATCAATTACTGACAGAAGCAGAACAAGGTAACTTGCAAGCTCAAGCGGATTTGTTTTGTGACATGGAAGAGCGTGATGGTCATATTTTTAGTGAAATGGATAAGCGAAAGAAAGGTGTAAATAAACTTGCTTGGGGCGTCAATCCACCTAAACGCGCCAGTGCTCAAGAAAAGAAAATTGCTGAAGAAGTCCAAGAGTGGATCGACGACATTAAAGACTTCGAGATGTTCCTGTTTAATGCGATGGATGCTGTGGGACATGGTTATTCTTGTCAGCAAATTCACTGGCATCAACAAGGTAGTTTATGGTTGCCTAAAAACTTTGAATATATTATCCCGCGTAATTTTAAGACCCCTTATAACGAACCAAATTGCTTAAGATTAAATGACGGTTCCCCTGAAGGTGCGGAGTTTTGGGATTTTGGGTGGTTTAATCATTTGCATCAAGCAAAATCAGGCTATATCAGTCGTTCCGGTTTATACCGTGTTCTTGCATGGCCTTTTGTCTTTAAGAATTATTCTGTACGTGATGTAATGGAATTTCTTGAGATTTACGGCTTGCCAATCCGAATTGGTAAATATCCTCCGGGTGCAACCCAAGAAGAGAAAATGACCCTGCAACGTGCAATCATGTTGATTGGTCGAAATGCTGGCGGAACTATTCCCAATGGCATGAGTATTGATTTTGAATCTGCTGCTGATGGTGATACTTCAAACCACATGCACATGATTAAGTATTTTGAGCAGATTCAATCAAAAGTCATTGTTGGTGGAACTTTGCTCTCCCAAGCGGATGGGAAAACAAGTACGAATGCACAAAGCAAAACTCATGAAATTCAGTTTCAAGCACTAATCAAATCTGATGCTAAGCAGCTGGCACGTTCAATAAGTGAAAACCTTATTGATTACTTGATGCGTCTGAATTATCCAGAAATTCCAAAAGATCGTTACCCAGAGTTTTTCTTTGATACTAGCGAAATTGAAGACATGGAAGTCTTTAGTAATTCACTTGAAAAACTGGTCACAGTAGGTATGAAAATTCCGCTGGCATGGGCACATGAAAAGCTTGGCATTCCTCAGCCCGTGGATGATAAAGAGCCAGTATTAGGACTTGTACAGCAGCAAAACCAAGTGCCAAACCTTGCACTAAATACCTTTCAGCCAAACTTATTAAACAGTCTAATTGCCGCCAACTCTGCTCAATTACCGATTGAAGAACAAGCATTACAGCTGCTTCTAAAAGACCAGACCGAAACGGCACAAAATACCGCTGAAGGCTGGACTAAACAGCTTTTAGCTAAGATTGATGCAGGCAATGAAGATGAAGTGTTAGCACTTCTTCAGGATGTTTACCCGGCAGATGATGAACCGGCTTTACAAGAAAAATTAACCCGATTGATTTTTGCAGCTGAAGTCATGGGTCACCTAAGTGTTCAAGCGGAGCAAAGCTAATGCCTAGCGCACAACGGCCTGAGCTTAATGCTCTGTTTACCTTGCCACCTGAAGATGCCATCTCTTATCTTGAAAAAAAGGGTTTTAAGATTGGCTGGGACTGGCATGAGACCCTAGACAATGCTCATAGCAAGGCATTTACCGTGGCGAAAGTTGCACGTATGGATCTATTGCAAGATATTCGTCAATCATTGATCACTGCAATGGAGAAAGGTCAAACGCTGGAGCAATGGAAAGCTAGTATTACGCCCACACTTCAGGAAAAAGGTTGGTGGGGGAAAAAAACTATAGTTAATCCTGAAGGTCGTGAACAAGAAGTTCAACTGGGCAGCCCTAGACGCTTGCGCACAATTTACGATACAAATATGCAATCTGCTTTTGCAGCTGGACGTTATAAAGCGATGCTGGCAGGTGCTGAAGCACGTCCATACTGGGAATGGCGTCATATTACCATTCGCAATCCACGTAAACAGCATTTGGCCTTAGATGGTCAAATATTTCGTTATGATGACCCATTTTGGTCTGTTGCTTATCCACCTGTTGAGTGGGGTTGTAAATGCCGGGTAATTGCCCGATCTGCACGTGAAGTTGATGGTAAAGAAATCTTATCAGGTGAAGGATATGAGTCTGATATTTACGAGCGTGTCGGCACGGATCGCAACACTGGAGCTGATGTCATTGTCAAACGAACTCAATTTGATATACCAACTAAAAACGGTCAATTAACATTTGCCCCAGCGGCCGGGTTCAATGGTTCACCAGCTACTAGCTATTTATTGAATGATGTCATGATCAATCGAGCAACTAGCTTAATGGGTGAAGCGCGTGGATTAAGTCAATCACAGAAGTTAATTAATAATCATAGCCTTACTAAGGTTCATGAAAGTTTTGTGAATCATGCCTTGAACCTTTCAAAATCGAAAAAACAGTTTAGTCCTATTGGTGTACTTCAATATGAGTCAAGAAAGTTTTTGACAGCAGCGGGTCAAACGTTTGAATCTAAAATGATTTGGATGAGTGATGAAGTACTTGTAAATAAAAAGTACATCGATGTAACTGTGGCAGAATTGAAAGCCTTGCCAAGTCTTATCGATCAAGTAGAAAAGATACTTTGGGATAAGAAAAATCAAACTCTATTTTATTTATTACCAAGCAACATCGTTGTTGAGTTCAAAATGATGTCGGGGCATATGCAAGTGTCTAACATCTTCAAAGATATGCCTCCCAATGATTTTGAGGTGATTCAATGAGCTTTATTCAACTTAAAAATGATGCTCTTGCTGCTCGCTTGGCTCAAGCAGCTGACCGAATGTTTGATACCACCCCTTTATCGGCAGCGATTGCAAATACTTTTGCGACGGTTACCGAGGATAACTTTGATGCAGGTGGACGCCCTAAATGGGCAGGTCTTTCTCCGGATCGCTCACAACCATCTTACTTATACAGGTCAGGAAATTTACGCCGAAGCATTACAACCCAACATACCCGTGATCAAGCCGTTATTGGCACAATTGTCCCTTATGGTGCGATTTTGCATTTTGGTGGAAGCACACGACCACATGTGATAAGACCTAGAAACAAACAGGCTTTGGCTTTCAATGGTCGGGTATTTAAACAAGTCAATCATCCGGGAAGCAAATTCAAACCGCGTCCATATTTGCCAATGGATGAACATGGGTTCTTACAGCGTGAAGCTGAGGATGCTGTCCTTGATGATGTTGATTACTATTGGCACAAAAGCTTTAAATAAGAATAAATAAACTGGGCGGAAGTGTTTCCGCCTGATCTTTTTTCTCCCCTCAATTTAATCTCATAACATCTTTTTAAAAGTAGATGTTATGCCTAAATCAATTCTTGTTGCTTCATGCTCATTTGACTTGAATGCCACATCATCTCAACTAGTACTTGTTCCGGAAGGAACATTTAGAGGGGTTGATGGACGTCCTTTTGATGCACCACACTGGGAACTTACTCCTGAGCGTGGACAGCAGATTGTTGCTGCATTAAATCAACGTCAGGTGGACATGGTGATTGATTATGAACATGCCACATTGAAGGCACAGGAAACTGGTGAACCAGCTCCAGCTTCAGGATGGTTGAAGGCAGCATCTTTTTCATACGTCAAGGGAGTTGGAATATGTAGTACTAATTTTAAATGGCTCGATAAGGCTAAAAGCCATATTGAGAAGGAAGAATATAAATATTTATCGCCCGTTCTTTTTTATACCAAAACTGGTGAAGTCGTTGGACTTCATAGTGTCGCATTAACCAACACCCCTAATCTGGATAATCTGCCCGAGGCTCGTCTTGCTGCCTTGGCACAGGATTACTTTACCCAAAATTCACCACAGGATTCTGAAATGGATGAGTTAATCGAACAACTCCGCTGGATGTTAAATCTGCCATTGTCTGCAACACCAGAAGAAGTTATGGCAGAACTTAACAAGCTTATAGCGCAAATTAAAGACAAAACTGGCGTTGCAGTAGCTGCAAATGGTCAGCACTTGTTCAATGTTTTAGATGAAATTGAACAAATCAAAGTGGCTGCAAATAGTCAGACTCAAGTTGATATGACTCAATTTGTGCCAATGGCTGTGTATCAAGAAGCTATTGCACAAGCGAGCAATGCTGTTGTTGCAGCTCAAGAAAAAGAAGTTGAAGAGCTGATCACAGCTGCATGTAGTGATGGTCGCCTAACTGGTCAGGCAACAATTAAATACTATAAGGATCAGGCTAAAACCAACCCTGAACATGTCAAAACGCTGATTGAAGGATTACCCAAAATTGCAGCTTTAACTCAGCGTCAAACTGAACAAGTGAACTTGGCTGCAAATCACCAGCAACAACCAGTTGTTGATGATATTACCGCGAGTATCGCAAGCCAATTAGGACTTGATCCAGCAGATTTAGGAGCTAATCAATGACATATATCCAAAATGGAATCGTCACAGAAATGCGTGACGGTGAATTAATGCCTGTGCCTTTAAAAGCAGGTGCTGTGGTTCTTGTAGGTACATTCGCTTTAGTCGATGACACTGGATTTGCTGTGGCATCTACGGCTGCTATTGCAGCGACTCAAAAAGTTGTGGGTGCTTGGGATGGTTCAGCAGATAACACAACTGGTGAAGATGGTGACGTTCTAGCAACTGCCCGTCGTAAAAAACAATTCTTATTCCGCAACTCAAAAACTGATCCTGTCACTCAAGCTCAATTTGGTGAGGACGTGTTTGTGGAAGATAACCAGACTGTTGCTAAAACAACAGGTGCAGGTCTTCCAGTTGCTGGCAAATTCATGGGCTTTGATACGCAATTTACTGACTGCGTTTGGGTGGAGATTTAATTAATGATTATTACTGAACAAAATGGCGCACGCGTTCTAAATGCTTTAAGCACAAGTCTTAAGCTAGTTTATAAAAATGCCTTTGATTCTGCTCCAAGCAACTATGACAAAGTGGCGATGGAAGTTCCAAGTACTGGTGCATCTAACACTTATGCATGGACAGATCGTTTTCCAGCATTGCGTAAATGGATTGGTGACAAAGCTGTAAAAAAATTAACTGGTCACGCTTATATTTTAATTAATGAAGATTATGAAGCTACTGTTGAAGTAGACCGTAATGACATCGAAGACGATAACTTGGGTATGTATAACATTGAAACCCAAGCTGCTGCCCAGTCAGCTAAAGAATGGCCTGATGATCTTGTTTTTAATGTTCTGACAAAAGGTTTTTCTGAAAACTGTTATGACGATAAGCCTTTTTATTCCACTGATCATAAGGTTGGTGAAGGTAAAAATGCCAAGATTTACTCGAATAAACTCACCAAAGCATTGAGTATTGATTCACTAGCAGCTGCTCAAGCAAGCCTTGGTGCTGGTATTACCATGATGCAGGAATTAAAAGATTCTGAAGGTAAGCCCCTCAATCTAAAACCAAATCTTTTAGTTGTACCTCCAGCATTGCGTGAAACAGCCAATACATTGATGACTACTGATCGTCTAGAAGATGGTAAGCCAAACCCGTACAAAGGCGAGTTTGAAGTATTGGTATGTCCTTGGTTAGCAACCAAAACTGAATGGCATCTTTTAGATACATCGCGCCCAGTCAAGCCAATTGTCTACCAGCCACGTAAAAAACCGAGTTTTGTTGCTCAATTCGATATGAATAGTGACAACGTCTTTATGCGTAAAAAATATCGTTACGGTGTTGAAGCGCGTGGTGTTGCTGGATTTGGTTTATGGCAAATGGCTGTGGGTTCTACTGGTACTCAGGCATAAGGTGAATTGACATGTATGCAACGGCAGAAGCGATGATCAAAAAGTTCGGTGAACATGAATTAATTCAGCTCACTGACAATGTCGAACCTTATTTGGATGGTATCAACTACGACAAACTGAATGCTGCATTGCAGGAAGCTAACTCGGAGATTGATGGTTATCTGATGGGGCGCTATAAGCTGCCGTTGCAAACTGTCCCTCCATTCCTTGAAAGCCTAGCTTGTCATATCGCTCGTTACCATGCTTGCACTGGTGCAATGACGGATGATGACCCAATTCGCACCCGGTATGACGATGCAATTAAGAAATTGAAAGATATTTCAAAAGGTATCGTTGGTGTTGGTGGTACGCCAGCTGGTCAAGCTGAACCCGTGAAAACGTCCTCTAACAATGTGATGTTCCAAGTCGGACGTCATGATTTTGGAGGTAAAGGCTGGTGATTGATTTAAGTGTTGTTGAACAAGGCATTAAAGATGTCATGGCTAAACAAGTCAAAGACAAAAAATGGACTTGGGTTCGTGAAATCAAAACCTATGGTGGTGAATTTGATGATGGCCTGACCGCTATTATCAAGGCATTTCCAGCTATTTGGGTGACTTTTGAGAGTTCTGGTACACCCAAGAAGATTGCTCATAACAAAACAGAATTTCCTTTGAAATTTGTTGTTTTAGTTGGTGCTCGTTCTGTACGTAATGAAGAAGCGCGTCGCCACGGTGCTGCAAGTGATATTGGTACATACAAAATGTTAGCCCATGTGCAACAGCTTTTGATTGGCAATGACTTGTCTTCTGTTGGCGTAACTGGTCTAGCCCCACTAGAACTTGGTCGTGCAAAAACTATCTTCAACACCAAAACGGCCAGCCAGTCGATAAGTGTCCTATCTCAAGACTTTACTACCCAATACACCATTACTGCTTCAGATCGTGACCGTGAAGAGGCAGATGAATCTATCGGTGAAATCCACCGTATCAATGTCGATTATTTCTTTGAGCCGGGTGATGACGTTAAAGACGCTTCTGATCTGGTTGAACTGAAGGAAAATAAATAATGAGTATTCCTGCTGGTATTAAAACACCGGGCGTTTATACAGACGTCAATATCAATACCCTCCGCACAGGGCTTCCAGCCAATGAGCAAAAAGTACTTTTTGTGACGCTAGATGTTTTGTCCGGACAATTCATTCCCGTTGATGTTTATGACACAGCTGGAGCTGATTCTAAATTTGGTAAGAACTCACAAGCTGGTCGAATGATTAAAGCTGCGGTTAAAACTTATCGACTTGTGAATGCTCAGGCTGTTGCACTAGCTGCGGAAGATGTACAAACACAAGCAGCTATTCAGACAGAAAGCGGTAGCGCACTTCAAACTGAAGGCGGTGCTTTGATTGAACCGGAGTAAGTAATTTATGGCTCAGAAAACTATCGTAATTGAAGTGCCGGGCACTCCGATTAGTGAGCTGGAACCGACTTCAAATGTCACAGCAGAAGACGTATTACCTGTCGTTCAAGAAGGTGAAACCAAAAAAACACCTCTTGGGCAAATTGTTGCATTAGTTAAAAGTGTCTTAGGGTCTGCTGCATTAAAAAATGCATCGGATTTTGCTACGCCTGCTGCTGTTGCTAAAGTGGATCAAGCAAGTCAATTCCGTGATGATGCTCAAAATGAGCGTATTGATAATGTTGAGCATGGCTTAATATCAATTGGGAATGGCGCGGATGCTTCATTCAGTACTTATGCAAAAATGATTGCCTATGTTCCACCTAAAGCAAATGTATCGGTGCGAAATAATGACCCAGATCAATCTTTACGTGGTACATATATTTGGGACGGGACAAGCTATTCACGTGGATATGATCCGCTGGATAATATTCAACAAGCTGAGACTAATTCAAAAATTTATACTGATGATCAGTTAAATAATTTCGTTAAACGCGGAATTAATATTTTTGATAAGTCTGATGCATTAATAGGCAAATATTACTACTGGCAGACTGGTGAAATTGCTGATGCTGACGAAAGTTTTTGTGCAGCAAAACTTATAGTTGTTGAGCCTTCTACAGAGTATAGAGTACCTACTTTCTACGGCCAGCAATTCGCATTTTTTGATAAGAATAAAAAATATATTTCAGGTAAAGCCAATGCGAGTGCTGATAATTTTAAAATTACAACGCCAGCCAATGCTAAATATATCGGTATGACCGTTGACGTCGTAAATCTCGATAAGATGATGTTGTCGAAAACATCAGAATATCAGGAAGGCTATGTTCCTCATCGTATTAATTTAAATGATCTATCAATTGGCTCAAATCAAATCAATGATTTGATTAGCGGTGTTAAGTCAATACTTGGGGCATATAGCAACAATATAATTGATCTTTCAAAGGTGCTTAGTGGCAACTATATTGACTTTAGCACAGGCAAAATCATCCCTTCTGCTAATTTTAATGTATGCGGTTTTTATGAAGTCAAGCCATTAACTCAATATCAAACCTCATCCAATTATTTTCAGCAGTTTTGTTTTTATGATGCTGAATATAAATACATTTCAGGGATGGCAAAGGTTGACACATCATCATTTACATTCACAACGCCAGCCAATGCTAAATATATCCGTTTAACGGTGGACAAGGGTTTAGAAAATAGCCTTGTTGTAGCTGAAAAGTCACTATTCCCTAAAGAATATGAGCCCTATGGTTTACGTTTTAAAGATTTATTTATTGAAGCGAAACAACTTCCTGAACTGTTTTCTTTTATAGCAACTACTTTAGCCTTAGAACCTATCAATATCATTGACCAAAAACGGGTTGTGAATGATACGTATGTAAACTATTCAAATGGCGAAATAAGTTATGTAGAGGGTTATTACGCTGCTGGTCCTTATGAGGTAGAAGGTAACACAGATTATTCTGTAACCACTGCTTACGACCAGCAATTTGCTTTTTATGACGAAAACATGGCGTATATCTCTGGTCAAAAAAATACAGGCATTGGTAAATCTTTCAAGACACCTGCTAATGCAAAGTACGTAAAATTTACAGTCAAAAAAACAGACCTTGCAACTCTTGTGGTGGCTAAAAAAGATATTTACCCATATGAGTATTTATCTAACGACATTAACATTGCAAACTATTTGCGTTTATATGGTTCGCAAATTTTAGATTTACCAGAAGTTTTAGATGACTTCATAGGTGCTGAAGATGTGAATATTATCGATACAAGTAAGATTGTCGATAATGCTTATGTCATGTATGAAAATGGTGGTTTGGGTTTTAATGCAGACTATTATGCTGCTGGCCCTTATAAGATTTCACCTTCTACAGTTTATAAAGCGTCGAGTAATTTTTCTCAGCAGTTTGCGTTTTATGACGAAAAAATGGCTTATATTTCTGGTCAAGCCTTACCAGATGATGACTCTACTTTCACAACACCTGCCAATGCCAAATATATAAAGCTTTCAATTTTGAAAACAATCCTAAACACTGTGGTTGTTGCTAAACGAGAAAGTTTCCCTGCAAGTTATGTCCCAAATAAAGTTAAGCTTGCTAACAACTTAATGATCAAAGGTACTTCTGTTAATAGAACAGAAATTTGGGTATCACCTGATTTAAATGAAACAAATACCAAGTTTAAGTTTAAGGGGCCAAATGCCATTCAATTAGCTTTGAACAGTATTGTTGATGCTACAGCAACGAACCGTTATGTGATTAAAGCTAAAAAAGGTCTTTATAAAATCAGTAAAGCATCAGACTTCATTGGTTATCCGGGTTATCCGGCTATGATTGAAATGAAAGACTATGTGGATATTGAAGGACAAGGTGAAAATAACACCATTATTTGGGCAGAATTACCATACGACGATGCTGATATTGGGCCTTCTGCCAATGGTATTGCTTATCCTAGAAATCAGTACCAAACAATTTATCATTATGCTCAAGACGCGCATGTAAAAGATTTAACTTTCATAGCTAAAAACTTACGTTACACGCTACACCAAGATAATCCGAAAGGCTCACATGCAACTCATAAGTATCATAATGTAGGATTCATTTATAAAGGCGATAATGGCTCTTTAAATCCGTTAGGTATTGGAACATGGCCGGGTGAAGAAACTTATCTTTACGGTGGTCGTTCTCATGCGGATATAGGACATGCATTTGCTTGTCATAACAATATTCAATTTACCGTACCTTCGGGTTGGTTCTTTGAAGATTTCAGTTTCTCAAGCATCACTAATAAATACGCAATATTAATGCAATCCGACGGTTCGTTATTACAAGACAAATTGAAATTGTCCGGTTGTAGCTTTGGCGGTGCTGCTTATATGTTGGCATACGTAGATATCTGGTTAACAGGTAATACCGCTTTAAACCGAGATTCTTTCAATCACGCAGAATGGCATATTTTTGGACATGGTAATGAACCGTTCTTATTTGAGAACTTGATAAACACTGGGCTTTGTTTGCGATTTAAATCAAATACAGTGGGTGAAGGAAAAACAATTCGTTTTGATACAACATCCAGTGCTTTTGAAATTTTGATCAAAAACAATCAATCGAATGCAGACGCAGCCCTTTATGTTGATAGTCGAGAATATATCGACGGATATATCGCTCAAGATGGTTCCATTGGATTACCCGCAATTGCTTTTGGTTGTAAGGATTTAACAGACGGTGTGTATCAGTATGATGCCGGTGTTAAGTACACAAGTTTAAGCGTGCGACTTGGCGACTGTCGAACTGTGAATAAGCAATTGAAATTAACTGTAGATGGTGTGGTGAATACAGTCAATTTCAACAAAGATTATTCAGGTATGAGTAATCAAAATATTCTTAACGCTATCAATGCTCAATTAACCAACGTAGTTGCGGATCTGTATGTTTATGGTCGAGATTATTACCCAACAATCACTGATGTTGCAGAGACTGTTTATAACTGGAACTCTGATGAGGACGCTGTTCAAGCATACATACCAAAAGGCAGTTTAGTGTCTAAAGTTAAAGGTACGGTACGAATTGCAACAGGTAACATGAAAGTCTACGGTGTTGCTCTCGATGATATTCCTGTTATGTCAAAAACAAGTGACGGCATTAGAAAAGGACAAGGTCGAGTTCTGAAGCGCGGCTATATTTCAACTAACCCTGCTAACGCATTCTATGTATTAGCTGACAATCAAGATCCTGTGATCGGTACACGCTTTAATGTACTTAACGGGCAGCTAGTTACCGATCCCAATGGCACAATCAGCGTCGACATTGATGATGCTGTAGTTTCAATTAATTGTTAAATAATCGAATTAAGGACTTAATCATGTCACTTCAAACAACGCTCGATACCATTGCCCCTTTAGGTCATACCATCATTGCTGTATCAGCACCTCCAGCAGCTGGAGCTGACACCACAGCATGGATCGACCACTTAACTTCTGTTAGTGATTCAATTGAACAACGTCCAGCTATTTTAGTTGTACCTTTTTCAGACATTACCGCTGCTGAAACCTTTGCTGATCAAGCACCTGTCAAAACAAACTACCGTGTTGTTGTAGTTTGTTATAACGGTGCCACTGGTCAAGAACCTGAACTTGCTGGAGCTATGGCTGCTGCATTAGCTGATTCGAATGATCCAGCACTCCCATTCAATGGTGTTAATTTAGGTGGAATTACACCTGTCGATGATAAGTTCAAGCTTACATTTGAACGAATGGAAGCCGCGATGAATAAAGGTGTATGTATGATTCAGACTGGTGACGATGGTAAACCAGAAATTGTACGTGCCATTTCGACTTATCGCATGAACCCGGATTCAGGTGAATCTGACGATCTGATGCTTGATATCAATGGTGCATTGGTAGTGGACTATACTCGAAAAGTTGTGCGTCAGGATTTGAAGAAAGAACGACGTCGTAAAAACACAGCAGCTCAACGTCGTAATGTTAAATCTGTTATTGCTCGACGAGTAATTCAGCTAGAAGATGCTGAAATTCTAGAAAATGTTCGTGAGAATTTAGACGAGATCATTGTGACTCCAGATGCAAAAGACCAATATCGGGTAAATGTTAAAATCCCTACATACTGGGTGCGTGGTATGCATGTAATAGCAACCACATTGGATATTTACTAACTATCCTCTCGACTTAAAAAGACCGCTTATTGCGGTCTTTTTTATTACTGGGCGGAAGTACTTCCGCCTGATTTTATTTTCATATGCATTAGACAATGGGACATCTTAAATAAGAGTGTTGAACAATGTCTGAAGAAGCAGTCGGAGCAATTGTCTTAAGTGTTGATGGCCTTGATTATGATGTTTCTCGTGTTCATGCAGCTATCACTACTGGGAATCGTGTGATCCCCACAATGAATCGTAAGCTACGTGCGAAGTATAAAGCCAAAGGTATCACCACTTTCCAGCTTACAGCTTCAGTTGTGATTCCAAATGGTAAAGATTCAGTGAAATGGGCAAGTCTTGACGATGCCCGAATTTCTATTGAATCACCAGATGGAAAATACCGTGAAACTTTCATTGACTGTAACGTGACTAGCGTCGGCAATAGTTATGACGTGAATGGTGAAACCATGCGTGATCTTGAAATGTTCTGCTTAGATTATCTTGATGAAACAATGTAGGTGCATGACAAATGGAACAGCTTGAAATTGAAGGTACTTTACCTGTACCGCTAAAAAAATTAGTGGGTCAAACAGACGTTAAGAGTCGAAAAATCGTGATGCGTCAAATGACAGCAATTGAATATATACAGGCTCAGGCAAGCATGCAACCAGATCAATATATTGCAATTGCTGATTTATCTGCAATGACAAAGCTTATTGATGATCAAGGTAATGAGCATGAAATTACTTATGACATGCTAGGTTATTCATCACGTGCAAACTTAAAGTACTTGACTGATCTACGCGATAAACTTGATGCAAAGGAAGCAGCCGAGAGTTCATCGCAAGAGCAAGAATCATCAGAAGGTTGATGGATATTGGTGTGCCATATGATCAAGCGGCAAAAATGCCGCTTGATATGGCTGCGGCCTTACTCAGTGATGAGCGGCTTAATAATACTCATCAACAAAATATCTCTAGTCCACCACAATCAATGGTCACAACCCCTCCACAAAACAATGGGTCTAGCTCAACAGTAACAAAAACTTATGTGACAAACGTTCGCAGACATTCAAAACCAAAAGGCTAAGTTATGAGCGGAAGCAACTCAACCGTTTCTCTTACATTGCAGATTAAAGGCCAACAAGCTGCTCAAGAGATGAAACGCATCTCAGACCAGCAAGTCCAAGCCACCACTAAAATCAATACGCAATGGACGCAGATTGGGTCTGCTCAGGCAAAATTCGTCAATACAGCTAGAGCTGGCACGCGGGAAACATTAAATACTGCCCGTGCTGGTGACCAGTTGTTGCGTACCAATCGGTTGCTCGAAGATGTACTGCGTCAACAATCGATTCAAACTAGGCTTCAGGGTCAGCTTTTAAAACAGCAAGTGAGTTCTGCCCAGCAGTTGGTAAACTCAGCAAAACAAGTCGAGCAATCTACCAAACGAACACACCAGTCAACGCAACAAACAGTTTCGTTATGGCAAAAAGGTTCGCAAGTTGCTGGTGGTCTTGCAGGTGGTTTTATGGCAGCGAAAGCTGTTGTTGCTACACCGCTTGAGCGTAACCGTAACTTTGCGGCAACTGTTTTTGATGCCACAGCAAGTATTACAAATGGTTTTGCTGGAATGACCACAGCACAAGCAAAAGCCGCAAATGCTGAGCTAATGGGCTATACCAAAGATGCTGTACGCAAAGGTCATGGTACTGTGGAAGGTGTTTCTGAAGCCGCAGGAATTTTATCGGCTTCAGGTAACTATGAAAAAATTTCTGACTTAAGAGAGCCATTAATTGCTGTTGCAAAGTCAGCATTTGCTTCTGGTGCTTCTGAAACAGATATGGCACGGCTTGCAGGCCAAGCTAAACAGTTTGGTATTCCCTCAAATCGTACACAAGCTGCTTTAGACCGTATGATGGGATCAGGTTTCGCTGGTGGTTTTGAGTTAAGGGACATGGCTCAATTCTTGCCGAATGTATTGGGACTTGCTGTTAAAGCTGGTTATGGCGGTGAAGCAGGCCTAAATACCGTGACAACACATTTGCAGCTTGCCAGAAAGTACACTGGTACTCCGGGTGAAGCTGCGACAAATGTCGGTGACTTATATAACTTGGAGACCCAAAAACACTTTAAAGAAACTATTGCCAAGTACGTAGTACCAGAGGCAGGCGACCCTACTAAAATCGGGAAAAAGGGGAAAAAGGTTTTTGATTTAACAAAATATTTGGTTAATAACCAACTTGAAGGTGTTGATACGATTACTGCTTTGGCAAATCTGATGAATCGACAACTATCAAAAAGTAGTGAATATAATAATCTGAACAGTAAACTGGCCTTAGCTGTAAAAAACAAAGATCAAAAACAAATCGAAAATATTAGAAAGTCTATTGAGCTTGTTATTGCAGGTACATTTGGTGATGTATTCCATAACCAACAATCCCTTTCAGGTATGACTGCTATTGTAAATGGAGTCAAAAATGGTGACTTTAAAACAATCTATGATAAATCATGGAATAGTGCTGGATCAGTAGACAGAGTTGCAGACATTAAAGGTGATAATGAATTTGCTCAAGCTGGTGCATTGCAGCAAGAAACGATACTTGCTCAAGTGAAACTATATGAATCTGTAAATAGTAAACTGGGAGATTTCGAGCAAGGTTTAGTCGGTGTCATGCAGAACAATCAAGGACTTACTGCTGCCACCATTGCTGCAACTGGAGCTTTAACTGTTTTAGCAGCAACCGCTGGTGGTGCTTCACTTGCAGGAGTCCTTAGCCGTAAAGCATCTGATTTACCACCAACCACAGGTGGTTTAGCATCTAAAGCTTCAGGTGCAGCTAAAACAGCTGGCCTTGTTGGTGCAGCCTATACGGGTTATCAAATCTTTAAACCAATGGATGATGCTGGATACAGTCTAGTCAGTAACCTCTTGGCTAAAGTTGGGATTGGAAGTGGTGGTGACCGTCCTGATTTTGTTCAGCAAGCCATTGAACAAAGCAAAGCTCAGCAAGCTTCGGCTGAAGAAAAAAGTAATCAATTAATCTCAGAGCAACAAAAACAAAATGCTTTGAGTCAAGAATTGATTAATAAAATGAACACTTTAATTGGGGTCTCTGGGCAAAGCAAACCAATTAATTTTAGTGGTGGACTATTGGGAGCAATTTCCGAACACGCAGCAACTGAAGAAAAACGCCATGGTGCTTCTAATGTGCCTTTTTATCTACAACGGCACTAAATTAGGCGGAAGCATTTCCGCCTTATATCAAGGTCAGACATTTCACAGAATAGCCTCACAATAGTGAGGTTTTTTTATGGGCTGGGATACAGATTTACAAGATGCAAGTTTCCGTGGTGTGCCGTTTGAATGCACGTCAACTAAAGACACTGCGCCTAGAACTCTTGCTATCAAACAGGCTCCATATTCAAATGAAGCTGAAATTGAAGATATGGGTAAAGACCCGGTTCGAATTTCAATACAAGCTGTTTTTACTGGTTCTGACTATTTAACTCAGGTCAATGCGTTAGAAGCAGCATTAAGTACGACTGGGCCGGGTGAATTAATCCACCCAATCTTTGGTATACAGCAAGTGTATGTTGCTAATCATGAAATTGATCATGAAGCAACTACAGTAGACTCCTGTACGATCTCTATCGAGTTTGTAAATGGAAAACCTAAAAAGCGTGAGCTATTTGTTCCTGTTGCTACACCTGAAAAAATTGCCACAACAACAATTATCGATGCACCTGCTTCAGCATTGGAAAATGCATTAGAAAAACTCAAAATTGTCGACACGGATAAGTTATTTAATACAGTCAACACGATTCGCAATGGTATCGATCTAGCCCGGTCTTATTTAGGTGTAGCAAAGCAAACGATTGAAGATGTTTTATCGCCTGCAAACTGGATCGTTGGATTAGTTGATGACGTCACCAAACTTGTAACCTTTGATACTAATATTTCCGCGCTATCGAAATGGCGTGATGTAGTACATCGAGTTGAGCGATTTGAAAACCTTTTTCAAAGTGATAACAGCACGCCAGAGCTTGAACGTGTCTGGCGTTCAACACAGGCAGCCAGCCAAGTTGCAATAGCTCAACAAGTTATCGCAACAACACGCACTGAAATGGCAAACAATCAAGATATTAGCTTTTCACCAGTTGATTTAGCACTTGTCCGTAAAAAAACGCGTGAAGTACTTCAACAAGCTATTCGAGAAGAACGTGCCATTAATTCTTTTGAAAGTATTACGCAAATTCAAGTCTATAAAGACGTTGCAGCACAAATACAGGATCAAATCCAAGAACTCATTGAGACACGTCCACCAATAACTAAAACACAAGTGCCTGTGCCTTGCACCCTGCATTGGCTGGCTCATTATTTATATGGAGATATGAGCCGTGCTGATGAAATTCGACGCTTAAACCCTGATTTAGTGAACCCTGCGGCTTTGCAGGTCGGCATGGAGCTAACCATCTATGCAAGATAATCAGGGTAATGAAATCCGACTTGTGATTGCGGGTTTAGAAGCTACAGGCTGGGATCAAGTTGAAATCGATAGTCAGATCGATACTCCAGCAGAAAACTGGAGCTTTACGCTATTTGAAACAGGTGGGCAAGCGTTAAATGCTGTTATTAAAGGCAGTGCCAAGGTTCAAGCGTACCATGCAAATCAACTCATTTTGACTTCTGTTGCAGACAAAATCTCTGAAGCTGCAAGCCGTGACGGTTATGGTTTACAGATTTCTGGCCGTGACCTTGCAGGTCAATTAATTGATTGCTCAGTACCTATTTTTAATGGACGTCAAATTACTCTTGAAGAGTTGGTGGGTCGTTACATTATCGGCGGTGACTTGGGTTCACTGTTTCATGATGTGCGTATTCAAAACAATGCTTGGCTGAAGAATAAAGTCTCTGTTGAGCCGGGTGAATCTCTGTGGGATGCATTAACCAAAGCAGCTCAAATCACAGGTCAACATGTTTGGCTTGATCCTGACGGGACGTTGCAAATTGGTGATCCATTTGCCAATCCATATCATGTGCAAACTCCATTGCGCTTGATGCGTCCTTTAAATAACAGCAACAACGTTCTCAGTCTTCAGTATGAAAATGATGTTTCTAGGGTCTTTAGTGATATCAAGGTGTTGAGTCAGGATAGTAATGCCACTTCAATTTTGTCTGAGACTATAGCTCAGACACAGTATGACTATAAACGTCTAAAAATCGTCACTTTGGGCGATGTCGAAACAGAAGCAGAAGCCAATGCTGCATTAGAAAAAATCAAAAAAGACAACGACCTTGAAGCTCACACACTGACTGCAACAGTATCCGGCTGGATGATCGATGGAAAACTATGGTCAACGGGCTGGTACATCAATTTAGAAACCAATGTTTTATCAAGAGCGACAGCCAAATGGGCTGTTTATGGTCGCACTTTTCAACTTGACCGTAAGAACGGGAAAACCACAAAACTTCTTCTGAAACGTCAGGGTGACTGGGCAAATCCACTGGTATTAAAGGAGAAAAAATCATGATGAGAGCTGTAGCTGCTCAGATAAATAAGGCACTTAAACAGATCAGGCAACCATTGTTCGCCCTGGTCGCACGTGGTGGTTCGAAAACCTTACAACTAAAGGGTTTTGCTGAAGAAACATTGCAGGAAGTTGAGCTTTTTCAGCAAGTCGGCTTTAACTCTCACATCCCTGAAGGCGCACGTGTTGTGGTTATTCCTTTGCACGGAAAAACTTCACGTTCCATTGTTGTTGCAACGTCTGGTGGAACTGTCGTGGTCAACGTGGGTGAAGGTGAAACCTGCGTTTACGACCAATTTGGACACAGCCTTTTACTTAAAGAAGACGGTACGCATATCACCAGTGGTGATCTATTCATTGATGAAGGCAATTTGCATGTATCTAAAGGCGACGTATTTGACAAAAAAAGCTCGATGCAGGAAATGCGTGACATTTATAACCAACATAAAAACGGTAATACACCGACTCCACTTCCACAAATGTAGGTGCATCATGGCGAATATTGATTTAAAAACGAAAGATTATGTACTGATGAGCCTTGATGCTGCTTTCAGCAAAAACGAGGTACAAGCAATTTGCCAGCGTTTAAACATTCATCGGCGTAAGTACTGGGCTAATTCTAATATTGGCAGTCGTTTATACACATTGAAACGATCTAAGGATGTAACTCGTACCATTCAAACAGTTAAACAATTTGCTGAAGAAGCTTTAGAAGGCTTGGTGCCTAATCGTTTTGCTGCAATTTTGGTAAGTGCTGTACAAACAATTCAAAGCCAAGTTGACTTAAATATTGAAGTTACTCAGCTGTCAGGCCAAAAGCAAACCATTCTCTATTTTGTTCCAGTTGGAGGCTAATCAATGGCTTATCCAATCAAGACATTCGACCAATTACGTGCTGACATTATTCAGGAAATCCATAACTTAACAGGTTTAACATTGGATGATGAAGATGATGCAGCTATACGTGCCGATGGTGAAGCCTCTGTGGTTGAAGGTCTCTATCACCATCAAACTTATATTCAAAAACAGCTATTTGTAGCCACAGCTGACGAACCTTTTCTTTATATCCACGCAAAGCGCTTAGAGTGTCCACGTAATGGAGGTTCTAAAGCTTCAGGTCGTGTTAAGTCAGTTTCAAATACTGCTGTGACTATCCCCGCAGGGTCAAAAATCACAGATGGTAAAGGTCATTACTGGCTAACTCAATATACAGAGCAGCTTTCAGTAAATAAGGCTAAACAAATCCAAGTGATTGCTGAGTTTGAAGGCGTGAGCTGGAACTTTGATGGAGAGCAGCTACTCTGGGTTAGTCCATTGCCGGGTGTTGCTTCACAAGTAGATGTCATTGAGGAAATATCAGCTGGTGTTGATGTTGAAGATGTTGAAGCTTGGCGTCAGCGTATGATGGAAAAAGAGGCTTTAGGCCAGATTCGTGATCGTGAAGCCGATCTAAAACGCATTGTTAAAGATGTGCCGGGTGTTGCAGATGTTTTTATTTTTCCTAAGCGTCGTGGACTGGGTTCATTAGACGTTGCAATCACAGCCGCAGGTAACCCACCAAACTCGCCAAGTAGTACTTTATTAGCTTTAGTTCAGGCTACCTTAGATGATTACAGTGGATTTTGGGGCGATGTAAGAGCTTATGCACCAACTAAAGAATATCTCAGCTTATCGGCAGTATTTTCTGGTACAGCAAGTGAAACAGAGGTTGACCGAGTCATTCGTGATTATATGGGTTTGCTAAAGCCGGGTGAAACTTTTGTTGCTTCAACAGTTGTTAGCCGGGTTAAAGCTTTGCAAGGTGTAACGGACTTTCAACTCACACCAGCAGGCAATCATGAACCTACAAACACGGTATTTACCACGGGTTGGCTCCGGATCGGCACACTTACGGTAGTGAAACAACTATGACTTTTGAACAGACTGTAGAGCTTTATGCTTCGGTACTTCGTCAATTACTGCCTGCTGGTGGTTATGACACTTCACCAGATACCAATATTGCAAAGGATATCTATGCCCATGCAAAAGTGCTGGCGCAAGCTGATATTGATGCAAAACGTATTTTGACTACGCTGGAATACATTCCAGAAGAATTATTGAATGAGTATGAAGCTGCTCTTGGTCTACCACTTAAATGCACGTTAAATACAACAAAAACAATTGAAGAACGTCTTCAGATCATCAAATGGGTTTTAGAGACAAAGAACGTTTTAAACCTTTCTTATCTTAAGCAGCTTTTGACTTTATTTGGTGTTGAGTTAATTAAGCTCGTGCGTTTCACACCAATGCAATGCACAGCCCCATGTAATTCACCTGTCAACACCGAAAGCCTACGGTTTAAGGTCAAACTCATTTTAAAGGCACCGATTAAAGCAGATATGGCATGCATTATAGAAAACTATTTACCAGCTTATTTGCGATATGACATTGAGGAACAAGTATGAAACGAATTGATAGTGTAAATGCACGGCCTGACGTGAACGGAGCTGGTAAAACTGGCTTTCATGACAATTCAGACTCAAACGGACAGGATGCAACTTATCTCACTCCCGATTGGCTTAATACAATTCAAGAAGAACTAGCTAATTTATTGGAGCTTAGAGGCATTACTTTAGATCCCAATAAACGTCGTCAGCTGTTTGATGCCTTGGCAGGTAAAGATGATGTAAACGCAGCACTCGCTATCGCTCAATCATTGATTATTGATGAGAGAAATGCACGTATTGAAGATTTAAAAGGTCACTTAGATGCCTTAAATCCACACCCACAATATGTTATGAGAAAGGATTTTAGATTGCTTTATAGAACATTGACCCCTGAAACCACGGTCAATCCTCGTATCTATACCGATGATCCTCAAAACTGGCAGATAAAGCATACAGTCGAAAATATGAGTGCTCATATCATGCCGAATGGAGTTATCAAACAGACTCTAAAGGTTAGAACAGTTTACGCAGACTATAATGCTCAAGTGTATCTACCAATAGGCATGTCTAATATCCTTAGTGTTTCTGCCCAGTATCAGGGTCAAAAAGAAAATCCAAACGGTGAAGATGACACAACTATTCGTTTGTTAGATATTTATAATGAAATAGTCCCTTTAGAAGACGGCTTACAGGAATGTAGAACAGTCATTAACTTCCGTTTTGACTATGTAAGCCCAAATACACCGGGTCAACGCGAACGTTTTGCTTATTTAGAAGTTACTGGTTTCGGTGCTTCAAATACTGATCTTGAGAACTTAAACAGCTATCCTTATCCGTATTACAACAACCAGAATGATTTAGATGGTCAAGTTGTTTATATCGATCAGAATCTTACTAACGTAAGCTTGCTTGAACTATTCATTCAGACTTACGGAGCGCCAACAGCAGCTACACGAGCTATTTTCGTTGTTTCAGCGAACGTCACTATTGTAGCTGTCACTTCAGGAAGCTGGTTGGCTGGCTCTAGTCGTCAAATCATTAACTATGGTCATATATATGGTACTGGTGGCTCTGGCGGTTACTATGATGTAAATACAGCTAAAGTTGGCGATGGTGGCACAGCAATTATTGCTCAGAATGACAGTAGCTTTATTGATGTACGTAACTACGGAGTAATTGCAGGTGGCGGTGGCGGTGGCGCAGCTGGTAAATCTGAATATTCAGTCGGTGCTCAGGAATATTATGCTGTTGGTGCAGGTGGCGGTGGCGTTCCATTAGGCACTGGTGGTATTAATATCAATCAAACAGCACCTGAAGGTAAAACCCTAGTGAATCTAGTTGGTACAGCAGCAACACTGTCTGTTGTAGGTAATGGAGCACACGGGACAGGTTTAGCAGCTGGTGACGGTGGGAACGTTGGTGAAGATGGTAAAGCTGGCGATTCAACACTTCAAAATGGTGTTGCTGGTAAAGCTGGATATATTTACCAAGGTAATGTCACAATCACGAATATTGGTGGTGGACTAGTGAAAGGTAGAACACCTTCTATTTGA